AGCAGAGTTTTTACAAGATGTATTGAAGGAAGTATCTACACTGACGGTCAAAACAGGATATTATGACCCATTTGAGGATGTAGAAAATGGCAAACAAGATGATAATACAGGATTTTATTACATTGATTTTGAATAAATGAAATGGAAAATTCATGGTTCTAAATACGCATATTATTGTGATATTTTTGGATTTTAAAATAGAATTGGAGGACGATTTTATGATTAAATTTATAGAAAAAGAAAGATATTATGATGATAGTCCATATACAGGAAGTTGCTATTATTACCCTACATATATGGTAAAAGATAGAAAAGAATTCTTTGTATTCAATCGAAGAGATCCTGACGATGAATGGAAGATAAAAGAGGATGAAAAAAGAAAAAATCAGTTGATAGAAAACGAAGGGAAATATTTTAAGTTTAACGGATTTTATGATAATCCACTAGAAATGTTGAAGAAGATTATTGAAAGAAAACATCATTTTACAACACCAAAGAACATGTACTATGGTAATTTAGATACACATAGATATATAGATTTCCATGGTAATAGAAATGAAGTCAGTGCAGCTTTCCATTATAGAATTTATGATATAGAGTTAGCATGTATAATTCAAAAAGTTGTCAAGCTAATCAATAGTGAAGATTGGAGCATGGCAAAAGTAATATTGAATAAAAAACAATGAAAAGCACATTTCAAAGAAAGGAAAATAAATATGAAAATTGGAGATAAAGTGATTGTAAAAAATAATTTAAGAGAAGAACTACGAAAATTAACATTTGATGAGACGACTTGAGAGGCTATGGAAGCCCGTTTTGCCGGAACAACATGTGAAGTATTTGATTTATGGAAAAATGAAGATGGACAAGAATATGCAACAGTCGATTTATGTTGTGAAATTCCTGTTCAGTGTCTTGAGGTGATTTAATGAGTAGAAGAGAAATTTATGCATGTGATTGCTGTGAAAATGAAATCACAATTAAAATTTGCCAAAATAAAAAAAGTCGGATTTAAAGGAGTAAATTAGGAGGATAATAATATGGTAATATATATAGATTATAAATTTTGTACAAATGGTACTTTTAAATTAATTCATTTAGAAGAACTTAATTGTAAAGAAGTGGGTTTGTACGAATATGTAGGGCATGAAAAAATCAAAGCAAATGATAAATCCGATACTATAGAAATAGCTGCGAATTTTCTTGCTAAACTTTTATGTAGGAATATTGATGTCGATCCTCGTTATTATTGGGTACTTGAAAATTTATATGAGTTGATTGACTCATTAGTTGATTTTATTAGAATGTACAAATCAGGTAATGTTGTGCAACGAAAGTATTTGATGTCACCGGGTGACAAAAGTGCGATAACAGTAAAGATTGAGGAGGACTAAGAAATGAAAATAAACATAATATATAACTTATACCATGACGGTGATTTCCGTATAGAAAATCCAGAAGAAATTAATTGTCAGAAAATTAATGATTGGAAGTATGCAGGAACAAAAGAATTTAAAGCAGATGATGAATGTGAGGTTAGAAGAGAAGCAAGAGAATTTTTGGAAGAGTTCTTGTGTGAGCATCTGAAAGTTGGAGCTTCTCATTATTGGATACTTGGAGATTTTTGCACGATGATAGATTCATTAATCGAGTTTATAGAAGATTATGAATCGGGTAATGTTATGAAAGCTAAAAGATTATCGGGCAATTATGATGGCACAGAAATAATTGTTAAGATTGAGGAGGAATAATACAAATAAATGGGCTTGAAAGCAAGGTTTCAAGCCCTTTATATGGGACATAAAAGGGTATAGAATGTATGTATAATAAAAAATATCACAGAATTTTGTTTAAAAATAGCAAATAGTGGTATATATTAAATGAAAGGTAAATATAGAAAGAGGAGGGATTAATCATGATGGATTTATTGGAAAGCTTTGGTGTTGGGCTATTAGTATGTTTGGGTATAGGTCTTGCATATTTTGTGATTAAAATTATACCATACTTACTATTTGGATTTGATGATACAGATGATAACAAATAATTCACAATGTAAATAAAGAAAGGAAGTAATTTGAAATGGAACTTTTATTAACAATAGGTATGATAATCGGAGCATATATTTTATGCCATCTTGACGAATGGAGATCGGATAATCGAATGACTCCGCCGGGATATGAACATGATTATAACAAGGCAAATTATGACCTTGTTACGAAGGGAAAGCAATATTATTATCAACAGCATTTACAAGGCAAATATGATAAAAAGATAGACGATAAAAACAAACATTGATATATTTTACACTAAGAAGATACTTGTTATAGCGAGTATCTTCTTTTTGTGTACGGAGAATATGTTATTGAGGACGGTGAAGTTTATGTGTTATAAGATTGAAGCTCAAAAGAAGTTGGAGGTAAAGCTAAATGAAAAGCTACAAGATGTTCCGAATATCATTAAGGACTTTTTGATAACTTTTAAAAGTAGTCGGACAAAAAATGTTAATTGGTCTTGTATTAAAGATATGTTTGAATTTTTTTTGAAAAACAATATAATACAGAAGGATAGTATATCAAATATCGATGCAGATGATTTGAAACAAATATTGCCGATAGATATAATAAAATACTTGAATGGTCTAACATATACCCATAAGATGTCAAGTATTAGAACGCAAAAAGCGATTATCAGTAGCTTTTGGACATACTTAGAAGCGAGTGGAATATGTGAGAATAATATTGTTTATAAAATACCAAAAAAACTATACAGGGGAGAAAAATCAAATGTAGATACGAATGTAAAAATTCCAACACAAGAAGAACTTATTGCTTTTGAAAAAAACGTCAAAGATATTCCTAATGAGTTTACAGAATTTAGAAATCTGACAATCATTAAGTTGTTCTGTGGAAGTGGTATTCGTTCAGAAGAATTAATTGGTTTAGACATGAACGATGTTTTTTTACAAGAAGAATCCCCTTATATTATGGTGTGGGGTAAGGGAAATAAGGAAGTACAGGATAGAGTGCCTTTGTCTTATGAGGCAACGGATTACTTGACTGAATATTTTGAGTATCGTAAGTTATTCATTGAAGAAAAGAAGAAACAAAATAAAAGCATTGATGAAACACCTGTTTTTATCTCAAATAAAGGTGAAAGAATAAGTAAGGGTGCTATTGATGACTTTTTTAAACGATATAGCAATGATATGATTACTCCACATATGTTGCGACATTGGTGTGGGTCGCATTTATACGAAGATACTAAAAATATTAAATTAGTACAAAGAGTGCTAAGACATAAAAATATAGCTGTGACGGCTGAAAACTATGTTCATGTTTCAGACGATGAAGTAGATTCGGCAGTCAAGATGTTGCGTACAGACAGACAAAATGTTGGACAATGTAATCAATTAAATCTTGAGGATAAAATCTTAACTATGTTTAAGGCAAAGATTATGCCGAATTTGCTATGTATGTTAATCAATAGTGAGGAATGTTCAGAGGGGAATTTTGATGAGAAGATTATGAATGTCATTCAACAACAATTCACAGGGTTAATGTAATGACATATTTAGAGGAATTATTAGAAGATGAAACAACTATAATCATTGCTGAAATCGAAAAAGAACTATAATATTGACGGAAAATATCTTCTTTGGTATAATAGATATATTATATTGTAAGGGAGATAATCAAATGTTCAATAATGAACAAACATATGATGAGTGGGAAGAAGATTGCTTAAACAGGGCAAAAGAAATTCTCACTATGGACAAAGAAAAAGAAAATAATCGGAGTAAAAAAATAGAGACGACAGCGAATTGACTGTCGCCTTTATTTTTTTTGTAAATTCAATTTGATAATATTAATGCGAATGATACTATATCAAGTATCACCGTGAGAATACAGACAGAAATCATTATATTAAAAATCATTTTTGGTTTAATTAATTTGTTATGTAAATAATTCCAATATTCTTCTGCGTAAGCTATTGGAATTTCTGCAAATAAGGATAAATCTTTAGCATTTTTTAAATATGTAGGCAACTTGTTTTTTGGTGCGATTAAAAGACAAGCCATTAAATTTGCTTCTTGTTCTTCTTGTAGAGAATCGGAAGTATGTCCCAATACATAATGAGCAATCTCGTGGAATATGTAGAAACGCCAATACATAGACGTTTCATCAAAGTAAATTATATATGAAGGCACTTTACCTGATTCCTTGTAAAGAATAGCAGGAGAGGAGATTAACGGATTTGTACCGGCAAAATCTTCTACTGCTTGAGATCTCACTTTAAAAGATATTTGTAATTGAGTGCATAGTAAAAATGGATTACAAGGGAAACTTGTAAACTGTTTTGTATAGATTTGTGCAATATCCAATAATTGTTTAAAACTTCTCATCTTCGACACCTATTATTGGCAAATGAGCCAATCCTTTCATATAAATTAATGCAAATTCTTTTGATTTTGAGTCTAAAAGATTCCATAATGATAGAACGTCTTGTTGTTCAGAGGACAAGACATTATTATCCACATTGTCCTCAATTCCAGCAAAAAATTGAGAAAGTGAAATATTTAGACCGTTACAGATTTTTATTAAATTATATATTGTCGGGACGTGTCTATGTTTAATCATATTATTGAGTGACGAATAAGGCATATCAGACATCTTTGCAAGCCTATATATAGACAGATTTCGTTGCTTGCAAATCTCCATAATGTGCTGGTTGACTATAAATTCATCCATAGAAATCTATTCCTTTACTAATAAGATTATATCTTATTATGTCCCAAAAATGCAGATGTATTCTATGGCAATAATAGTGTTGAGTTTGGCAGTAAAAGAGTCACTACGCATGGTTACAAATAAAAAAAGCAATCCATTGAGGTTGCTTTTTAATATTGTTCAATCGCATTTTGAATTAAATCTAATATTGCATCAGGAATATTTTTTTCAGCGATTTGCTTTAACAAATTTTCTTTTTTTGCGGAGATATGTTCTCCGCCATACGCAAGGTAATTTTTATCGTTATTAATATTATGAAAAAAATTAATAATTTCACAATTATAGATGTTGGACAAACATTGCAGAGTATATAAGGGAGGTGTTTGTAATCCATTCTCATATTTTGCAATGGTTGTTCTATTTGCACGTATTTTATATTTATCTACAAGAATATCAGCAACATTATCTTGTGTTAATTTTGATTTTTTCCGTGCCAAAAATAATTCAGAAGCAAGAAAATTTTTATATTTTTCTTCGGTTAGCAATAAAAACACCACCTTAAATATTACAATATCGTTACAAAACGTTCTAAAATGTTGACAAAACTAATTTAAAATAGTAATATATGTTCTGAAAAGAATACATAAACTGATTATAATGTTCCAATATAGAACGTTAATGAGTATCAGTATCTTTGATGATTTTTCTCACTAACCCAAAGATACGAACACGAGTAACATCCTTACCCTCAAAACGTCTTGGGGAATACATTGGATTTAAACTTTGCAGTTCAATCCAATTCGCACCGTACATTACTCGTTTGATGACACCGTTGTCATCATCAATTAAAGCAACGGCATAACTACCACTGTCAACGGATTGTTGATAGCGGACAAGTGCAAGGTCTCCTTCTTCAAACTTGGGGATCATACTGTCTCCCTTGACACGAAGTAATACGTGTGGTTCATTGCCACTTAACCAATTAAGTGGGACGTATTGTGTGCCAATTATTTCATTGTCAGCATATTTACCATAGCCTGCCGAAACTTCACCCAAGATAGGGAGTTCAATCATTTGATTATTATTTTGTGGCTCGCCAAGCAAATATTCAACGGAAACGCTAAAATAGTTTGCGATGATTTCTATTTTTTCACGAGAAACGGATGTCTTATTGGACATTTGATTGATGTAATTGACACCCAAACCACATTCTTTACATAATCTACCGATAGAAATGTTGTTGTCCTTTGCAAGTTGCTTTATTCTACTTGCAATCATTTGTGGATTTTGCATAAATTACACCTCCGTTTTTTGTAGAATACCACAATATCACGCCGAAAACGTGAAAATTAGTTGACATTCACGTTAAAGCGTGATAATATGGTTTTGTTGATTTTTCAAAACAGAATATTTCGAATTAGTTTAATATCCCCATATTAAATTAATTTACCCTTTTGAAATGTGTTCCCCAACACGTTTATTTCATAATGGATAAAAGAAATATCCTTGTTTTTTATGTGTTTATTATAGCACATTATTAGGGAAATGTCAATCATATTGGCGTAAATTTTGTAAAGAAAATGTAATAAAAGAAAAGAAATTGTAACAAGAAAGGGAGTGATGAAACTATGATTTCAAAGGAATTTCTATACTATATATAGTTAGTATTTTAAATGCGAATACAATATATAGTGGGTGAAAATAAGGAGAAAGTAGGTGAAGTTATGATTTCAATAATTCAAAAACCAGCCGGATTTAAGATAAGACGAAAGGGAGATGTTGAGACATTTAAAAATGTTTGTTTGTGTAATGGTTCAAAGTACATAATTAAAATCAATCCGAATTATATCTTCATGTTAGAGAAAACGGAGAATAATATAACAGGAACTATTAAACAAGGTGATTTATTCAATATTTTCAATCCTGAAATTCAGATTGATGTGGATGAATGGGTTTGGAAATTGCGAAAATATATTAATAAAAAATATTTTTCGTAGAGAATATTATACTGAGCGTTGAAATGAAACACTCACCTATACGGGTTATACTTTTCCGAGCGGAAAGACAAAAAAGTAGTTTTGCTATGTATATGATAAAGGGAAGGATGTGAAATGTATGTATCTAATTGGCTTGGCTATAACAGGTGTCGGCATTGGCATAGCGTTGGCATGTAAATTGCAAGATTATTAGTGGAGAATAATCATAGAAATTGAGGTAAGGAGTGTATAGAGTGAACGATAAAGAAAAAGAAGGTTTAATAAGTCAATATTGTGGTAATAAAATGAAACAATTGAGAGAAATTTGCGATCCGATTATTCGATTAATGAATGTTCCGTTGTCAGAATATGATGATTTATATTCCGATGCGATGAATGTTGTATTAGAAAGTGTTGAAAATTTTAATCAAGGACGCAATTGTTCATTCAAGACATTTCTTATTGGCAATATCAAACGTTCGTTTCAGGATTGGTTGCGAGATAGGCATCGTTGGAAAAGGTGTAATCTTGAAACTGATGAACGTGGTAATTTGAAGAAGAATGAACGAGGGCAAACTATTTCAATTCCTAATGTGTCATTAGATGTGAAAACGGAAGACGGAATTGACTTAGCAGAAAAGATAGCATGTGTAGAGAATAATAATGATGATGAAGAATTTTCTCCACAAATGGAGGAATATCTAAATGGGTTATCAAAAGTTCAAAGAAAAATTCTTATCCATTTGGCAGATGGATATAAAAAAGAAGAAATTA